CCTGGCCAACCAAGAACTCAAGTCACAACGAGTCCAACCCCCACCTTTCGGCTTTGTAGCAACGAAAGACAGCCCAAAAACCAACACAACCTGACCTATAAGCCGGCATTGCGCCCGCGGTCGGCGAGCTTGCGCATGATAAGAAAAGGGTGGCCCACCTGCCCGGGGATCACTCCCTGGTGGGCTGGCTGCCACCCTCTCGAGCATCGTATCACTATTGCGGATATAGGACCAAGCGCGTTGGTCGCGGCTCGTTCCTAGGCATCGTCGAGGGAGGATGCCTGCGCTCGGACGCCCGCGCCGCAGCGCCTCAGACAGGATGCGCCCCATCGGAAGGAATACACCCGATCGGGAGCATTCAACCCGCGAGGAGCATTCGAGCATCTAGGGAAGATTTAACCCGATCAGTTGGGGTTAACTCCCGCCGTTCATGTGTTTCACCTCATCGGACACAAGCCCCGTCGCGGAGCTGGCCGCCCGTGACGCCCCCGCCATTACCGGCAACGCCTTTCTGGCGTTTATCGGCGCCCCGCCGGGCAGCCCTGCACCAGTGAGAGAGCGTGACGCCAGTGAGAGAACGTGACGCCAGTGAGAGAGTGTGACGCCAGTGAGGGAGCATGACGCCCGGGGCAATGGTGGGGGTTTTGCACCATTAGAAGCATCCTGTCGGCGTGTCGCCGGCGTGTCGCGCCTCTAATGATGCAATTCCCCCCGTTTGGCGGTGCCCTCGACGTGGGCCGAGCTCGACCGTGCACCTCTCACAGCGCAATTGCCCCTGTTTGGTGGCGCTGAGGTCGCGGTTCGGGGTGGTGAGGTCGCGGTTCGGGGTGGTGAGGTCGCGGTTCGGGGCGGCGTGGTGCCCAAAGTGCAGACCACCTCGGCGAAAAACGCCAACAATGGGCTGTCGCGGGCGAGGTGGTCTGCGATGTGGGCACAACGGCGCCTGGCCTCGCGTGGAGCTCGCGCGCGAACCGCTGAATATGCGCGGTACCCGTACCCCCCTTGATACGCACGTCAACCTCTCGACATGCGCGTGAGCGGCGCTGCCCACGCGCAAGTCAGCGGGCCCACGCGCGAATCATTGGGCCCAGGCATGCATGAGCGGGCCCGCGTGCGCACGGGTGCACTCCTCCCCTGCACCGGTTCAGGGATAAACGAAAAGCCCCGAGCCCGTGAGGGCTCGGGGCGTCTGCTCCTGCGACTGGATTCGAACCAGTAACCGTCCGGTTATCGGCTTGGTCACAATGTTACCTTTTTGTTTCCTTCGTGCCCGAGCTGGGATGATACCGACGATCTTCCTTCCATCGCCTAGGTTACGGCATCCTTCCGGTGGACACGCTCGCACCGTCGCGAGACAGTGAATCAGCCACCAACACTTACCCCGCAAGGGTCGCAACAGGGGGACCTGCTCATTCCCCCTCCCACGAGCGCGGGGTGCTGCGAGAGAACTAGGACACACAGATGACACCCCTCTGGGACTGGGACACGGCCGTCGCAGACTGGACGACCGCTATGCAAGCTGCTGGCCGTTCACCCCGGACGATTCGTCTCTACACCTGCCACCTGCACAAGGTCATCCGCGAATGCCCCGATGGCCCCGCCTCCGTGACCTCAACCGACTTGCGGTATGTGCTCTCCGCTGGGTCGTGGAAGCCCGAGACGCGCAAGAGCGTGCGCGGGTCTATCACGGCGTTTTTCCGATGGGCTCACGGAGCGGGCTTCATCCCCGCCGACCCCGCTCAGGGGCTGGCAGCCGTGCGCGTGCCCGCCGGTGTCGCTCGCCCCGTCCCTGACGATGTCCTCCACGAGGCGCTTGCGTGTGCCGATGAGCGCGACCGCACGATGCTTCTTCTCGGCGCTTACGCGGGGCTTCGCTGTATGGAGATCGCGCGCGTTCACTCGCGTGACTGGGATGGGTACGGTCTGTACGTGACGGGCAAGGGCGGGAAGACCCGATATGTTCCGGTTATCCGCATGGACCTGCGCCGCGCCCTGACCGCCTGCCACGGCTACCTGTTCCCGGGGCAAGACGGCGGGCACCTGTCCGCTGGGTACGTCTCGAAGCGACTCGCTCGGGCGCTCCCTGCTGGCTGGACCGGGCACACCCTCCGGCACCGCTGCGGCACCGCCATGTATGCCGGTACTCGTGACCTCCTGGCCGTCGGAGCCGTCCTCGGGCATGCGAGGCCTGAGACGACACGGCGCTACGTGCGCCTGCCGGACGATGCCCTCATTAGCGCCGTGAAAGCCGCCGCATAGCCCCCACCGAACACACTGCACACACAATAGAATCACCACATACCCCACCGAAGGAGCTACCAATGACCACCTGGACCGACTGGGAAAACCCCACCCTCGAGGAAATCGCCGCCTGCATCCCCGATCACCAGCGAGAGATTCTCGGACAGTCATTCGGGTCCACCGGACCCGGTACCATCACCAAGATCACCTCCACCCTTGACTCCGACGGGCTCTTCACTCCCGTCTTCATCCGCGCATACGCATTCCGCGTTGACTGGGTCAGCCCGAACCCCTTCAGCGGCGGCCACAAGTCTCGCACCGTCATCGCCATCATCGAAGAAGGCGGCCGCGGGACTGATACCCCGTATGTCAAGCACGACATCTACGCCGTCCCTGCCGCCCTCGACGAAGCTGAGGCGCAGGCGATGATTTCTCTTATCCGCCATCGGCTGCCTGTCCACGTTGCCGGGGGCGTCGAAGAGTTCTGATAGCGCAAGGAAGGCCCCGCCGCCCTCAGTGGGGTGGCGGGGCCTTCCTCTGTGTCCAGTCCTCTACGGGTGTACGAGGGAGGGATACGAGGCCATCAGCCCCGTCGCTCCCTTCGCGAGCGCTTGGCGCGCCTGTGAGTCGTTGACAATGATGTGTGCGATCGTCGGCTTGCCTGATGCGTTCAGGCGGTTCCATACGTCCGCGCCGGCGCTCCATTCCATCCCGATGACATTCCACTGGGATAGGTCCGAGGTCGCGACCTCATTCGGGTAGAGCATAGCCATGACCTTGTAGCCACGGGTCTTCGCCCGCTTTGCTCCGGTCCCCTTCGCAAAGACCTTCCACAAGACCCTGCGCTCAGGATGCCCACCGAACGTCGTGTCCAAGTAATCGAACAGCTGCTCTTCGGCCGCCAGGTCACCCGGATTGCGCTGGTCTTCCGAGGACGTGGTCTTGTGGTCGATCGCGAGCACGATGTCATCCGGCACCTGATCGATAATGTCCGTCAGGCGCATAAAGCCACCCGAGGCCTGGCGGAGCGTGCGCAGCGTCGACCACGGAGTGTTCCAAATCTGGTAGTCCGTGCCCGGCACCGTCCTCGACGTCTTCCAATCATGAATAGCGACGAATTCCCCCGAGGCGCACCGCCGCACGGACAACTCGAGTGCCTTAAACCCGGCACGCAACGAAGCAGTGAGACCCGTCTGTGTGAACTCCGGGAATTCGGTGCCACCCATCCGATGACTGATGTAGAACGGGCGCCGCGACAGGAAGGCCGTCACCACGTCCTCGCCCGCAGGAATCACCGGCGTCGACGGAGCCCGCCGCGATAGGCTCACATCGCCACCTGCGCGGCGACGCACGCGCACGACACCCGGCCTATCACCGCCTGCGCGCCGACGCTCGTAAACGACGAGGTCAGGCATGCGCGATCACCTGCACCGCAAGGCCATTACTCCCCTGCGCGTTCGGGTAGGTGACGACCATGTCCGCAGGCTGCGAGCCCGTGCGGCGCGCCAACGTCACCGTCTGGTAGTTGAGGCCCTCCTGCGCCGCGAAGGCGAGCTTTTCCCAGCCCGCAGAGACAGTCACCTGCTCCGAGGACTCAACGGCACTCGTCCGCTCGAATGCGAAGCCGAGCACGACGCCGGCACCCGCGAGCGCGGGAGCCGTGCAGGTCGTCGTCTCGGTCGGCGGGGCCTGGCGCTTCTTGACGTCGCCAGCCTTGATCGTGGAGGCTCCTCGGATAGAGGCTGCAGCCCAGCCGATCTCCGCATTCTGGCTCAGCGTCAGCGTGACAGTGGGCACCCATGGGCCGGTGATGACGACGGCGCGCATCGTTCCGACCCAGTAGGGGGCGACGATCTGGTCCCAGCCCTGCGGGACGGTCAGGTTCGCCGGCGTGCCCTGGGCCTTTTCGTTCAGGCCGATCACGAGCTTGTCGCCGGCCTTGCCATCGACTTTGATCGTGACGGTCTGGCCGACGACCTGACCGGCGGCGCTGGCGACGAGCGTCGGGCCAGCTGCGGGGGCAGGCGAGGGAGTCGGGGACGGCGTGGGGGTAGCGCCAGAGACGAGGAAGTAAAGTGTGCCGTCCGGGAGGGCCTGCGCTTCGGCCTCTGTCGAGCACACAGTGATGCCGACGCGCTTCAAGGCTTCGGTGAGCTCGGCCTTGGTCGCCAGGCCCGTGAGATCACTCGTGTGAGCCACGCCCGCCACGTCGGCCTTGGTGGCCAGGCCCGTGAGTTCCGCCTTGGTAGCCAGGCCCGTGAGATCACTCGTGCGGGCCACGCCCGCCACGTCGGCCTTGGTGGCGTAGCCTGCGAGGTCGGCGCGGCTCGGGAGGTCGGCGACCTGCTGGCGTGTGGCGTAGCCTGCGAGGTCGGCTCGTGTGGCCAGGGGTGCCAGGTCGGTGCGCTTGGCGTATTCGCCGAGGTCGACCTTTCCGCCAGCGGAGGCCCTGGCGAGTTCTTCCTTGGTAGCGAGCGGTTCGATGGCCTTCGCGATCGCTTTGTCTGTGCCTTGCTTCGTGTAGAGCTTGGGCTTTGCCATGGTTAGCCTCCGATTGTGATTGTGTCCCCGTCGTCTGAGACGACGCCGCTGATGGTTGCTGTGTCTCCGTCGCTGTCGACGTGCACGTCTGGCGTGCCAGTCTGCGGGGCCGGTGTGGGCGTCGCCTCGCCGGAGAACACACTCGCAAGCGTGTAGGCAGTGCCGGGCTTCAGCGTGACTGTCGCTTCTCGTAGTGTCCGGCCGGGGACGCTGAGGCGCAGGTGAACCTGCGACGGTGCCGTGAGATCGAGGGGCAGCATGATCTGTCCGCGCGGGTTAGCTGCCCGAGAGACGGGGCCGACTGCCATCAGGGACGTGGCCTCCCCCGTCTGCGTCTTCAAGGTCGCCGTGATGTAGGCGAGGGGTTCGGGCGAGCCGTCGAGTCGCGTGACGTTTCCACTCACGATCGTTCCTCCCATTTGTCAACCTTCTCCTGTAGTCTGTCGAGGCGCTCATGCAGTCTCGCGTGGGCGTCGTGAGCGTGTTCGTCAATGGTGCGCTGCGAAGACTCGCGCGCCGTCCGCTCGTCGTGGAGCTCGGCGGCCATCTTGGAGCCGCGCTCATCGATGCGTCCGACGCGTGCTTGCACGGAGCTGAGGCTCTCGCTGTGCGCGTTGAGCGTCGCCTCCATTCGGGCGCCCTGATCGAGGAGGCCCGTCACCTGCTTGGACAGAGCGCCGATCTGGTCCGACACGACCCAGACAGTCTCAATCGCCTTGTCGAGGTCATCGCGAACATTCGTGTCGTGATTGTTCTTGATTTCCTTATCCGCGCTCTTCGCAGCATCACGGGCCTCGGACGCGGTCTCCGAGATATGCGCGAGCCGCGCGTCGAACAGTCGGCCGACGTACCGTAGACCCGCAACGACAGCCGCGGCGGCTGCGCCAATGATGGCGACAACCGCTGCGACAATCGCTGTGACGACCTTCGGGTCGGCGATAATGTCAATCACTTGCGCTGTCCGACGTGCCCGTCAGCTCATCGAGCGGCTGCCCGCCCGGAGTCGCGGCGCCCACCCAATCGAGGATGCTCGCTCCATTGATTCGGACTGCGGATAGCATCGTGTACACCGACCAGGCGACGCCCAGGAACACGCTCATCTGCGTGACCAGCAGACGCCACGTCGCCGGGTACGATCCGGAGACCCACACGGCCGCAGTCGTGACGAGAGCGACCGCGACGAGGAGCACCACGCGGCGGCGGCGCGTCCACCACGGCTTGTCCAGAGCGGCCTGAACCATCGGCCACACGAGGCCGACAATGACCGTCGTGATGAAGGGGTCCGACTGAAGCCCCATCAACAGCTTATCCATCTCATTCCCCCTTCTCCGCGCCCGCGAGCGCCTGGTTGATTGCTGCGTTGGTGATGGCCCCGTAAATTTCGTCGTCGGCCACGCCGACGGCGCGCTGGAGGTCTCCGACGACGCGGTCGTGCGCTTCGTCCGAGGCATCCCCCCAGACCCCGTCCGGCTCCGTGCCGATCACAGACTGGACATACTCGACGCCGAACGGGAACTGACGTCCGCCCCAGCTGGAGGCGGCAACGACGGCGTAGATACGCTTCGTCGTGTCGGGGCCGATCACGTTGTCAGCGGTCGCGCCGACCGCAGCCTGCAGCGCCGTGACGTCGGTGTAGCCCGAAGCGGTGGCCGCGTCACCGTAGTGCGGCCGAATGACCGCACACACGGCGTCCCAGCCACGGGTGCGGCGCCATACGCCGCCGCCGTTGCTCTGCGAGCCCGCAGCGCCGGACGACGTATTAAACTCGATGGTCTGCAGCCAGCCACCGTAGTTAGCCTCGACGATGCCGACATGGTCGGCAATGCCATCGTCGTCCCAGTCGAAGCAGACCAGGTCTCCGGGCGCGGCCTGGGTCATCGGGGAGACGAGCCTGCCCTCGCGGGCTGCGGCGTTGATGCCGTAGGGGACGTAGGCGAAGTCGCCACCGGGCAGGACGGACTGCTTCTCCTCGTCCGTCGCACACCAGGACGCGCCCATCGCGCAGAAGGGCACACCTGACGTCCCGTAGTATGCGCCATGCTTTTTCGCGTACCAGCGACCGTACTTCGACCCCTCCTCTGGGTCGTCCCAGCGCGTGTATCCGATCTCGCCTGCCGCCCAGGCGAGGACGTTCTGTGCGGTCATGCTCATCGCGTGCCCTCCGTCTGCTCGTAGGGGATGTAGATCGGGGCGACGACGTCGGGCGGCGTATCCGTCGCCGGCGTCATCGACGCCATGAGTTCTTCGATAGTCAGTTCCATATGTCTCTCCTCAATCGGGTAGACGAAACCCCCCGGACGGGATTGTCCGAGGGGCGAGTTCAGTTGTCGGCGGTCAGTAGCCGATGGCCATCCACGCGAACGAGTGACGCTCCTGTGAGGTCACGCCGGGGAGCATCGGCCTGAAGCCACTCTTGTCGAGCACGTCCACGCAGAACTGCCGGCCGTTCTTGAAATTCCAGCCGGCCGGCCCCGACCCATACAGCGGCGTGATACTGACGGACACGCACTCGTGCGGGAACGGGGTGTTGAAGTTGACGCGCGGCATGTAGAGGTTGCCGAACGCTACCTCGGCGCTGGACACAGCGACTCGGCCGCCCTTGATGAGGCCGGGCTGGACCGTCGGGCTCAGGCCCGCACCCACGGGCATATCCCCGACTGCAGATAGTTCCATCTGCAGATTCGACTCTGCCGCCCAGGACCGGCCATCCCACACCCTCACGGCGTTAAGGTCGGTCCTCCACACGTAAACAGGCTGCGCCGCCGAGGCCACCAGGCCCGCAGCCGCGAGCGCGGAGACGTACTGTGCCGCCGCCGTTTCGGAGGCGCACGCCTTGTAGGAGGGGATGGACAGGGACAGGGCCAGCAGGTCCTGTCGCTGGGCGGGGTCGGTGGGTGAGGGGACTCGGTGGCCCCGCTGGTCGATGTAGCTCATGCGGTGTCCTATCGGGAGGTGTAGGTGATGCGGATCGAGAGGCTGTCTCCGGAGGCCTGAACGCCGCCGTATGTCTGGCCGACGAGGGCAAGGCCAGTCCCCGGAGTCAGGAGCTGGGAGGCAATGCGCGTGATGTCGATGGCCAGGACGGTGGCACCCACCTGGACGGGGGCGCTGATCGTCGCGCCCGTCGTGACTGGTCCAGTGTCCGTGTAAGTGGCAGGCGCGATCTGTACTGACCATGCGACGGCCGTCGGGTGCGGGCGTAGCGTCAGCGTTGCTGCCGTTATCGTGATACGTCCGAGCGCCTCGGCTTGGCGGCCGAATACGGCGAGGCCTGTGAGGCGGTGCCCGCCCGCACTGCCCTGCCAGGCTCCGCCGCCGCCGTGCCGTGTCCACGCTGTTCCATCCCAGGTACCCGCCCACTGCGGGATCAGCACAGCTTCACGCACGCTGCGTGTCGGTGCGGTCAGCTGTTCCCACTTGGGGAGGGGGTTTTCCGGTTTGGGTGCCGGCCCGAGCGCGTGTAGCGCCCGGCCGGTGTCTGGGTCGAGCAGGACGTGAGCGGTTTCGACTCCGTTCCAGTTGACGGCCGTGGCTGAAATCTGGATGGGAGGCCCACCGTACAGGCTGACGTTGAGGGCACGGCCTCCCTCGATGAGGCTGACCACGCGCGCGATCGCCGTCGGTGACCTGTCGGAGCCATAGCGGGGAGGCAGATCGTCGGGCACCGTCGAAATCAGGTCCATCACGGGGCTGCTCATACGCTCACCTCCACGTCGGTCTTCTGTGTGCCCCTGTAGGTGAGGGGCACCTCGTATGCGGAGACGGTGCCCCACATCGTCTTCGTGGTTGCAGCGTCCACGGGCCGCGTCACGATCTCGACGTGTGCGTCCAGTCGGATGCGCGGGTCCGGGGCGTGCTGCACGGGGACCTTGATTTTCTTCCTGACCGAGTCTGCAAGCATTGCCTCGGCTGTGCGCTTAGCCTGCTCGTAGCTCGTAATCAGCGGGGACGAAAAGAACCTTGGCACGGTGCCGTAGGGACCGTCGACGCGCATCGGTCCCGTCAGTTGATCGGCGATCGCCTGGAACGACGGCGCTCCCTCGTCAGAGCTTTGCTGTCCCCGGGCGACCACGCGGTTGTAGACCTTGTCGCGGCTCACCGAGGCCGCCACCCCGACGACCGTGCCGTCCTCCCCATCCGAGAGGAGAAGCGCCGGCCGCGAGGTGGGCGGCGCAGTCGGCGGGGACAGATACATGATGCCGTCCCCGCCCTCGCGCACTGCCGCAGGCCAGGCTTTCGCGATCTCGTAGACCGCATCGATGCGGCTCTCGCCCCAAGACATCGACGGGCAGGGCCTATCGCCGAGAGCCGGATCGATGATCACGCCAATACGCGCACCGACCAGGCGGCGCAGCTCTGACGCGAGAGTGCCCGCTGGGTCGGGCGCCATTGGCTCCGTCAGCCTGTCTTCCTCGAGGCGCTGCATCAGGCTCTTGCCCGTCACTCGCACCGTGGACGGTCCCGGCTCCACCGAGGTAATGAGGAACCGGCCTAGCTGAACCGTCCACCAGCCTGCATCGACGAGCGACCCGACCGTCATACTCACATGGAGCACCTGCCCGTAGCAGCCGAGCGGGTGCTCTGGGTCCACGGGGTCCCAGTCTCGCCAGTCCTCCCCCTGCACAGCTCCCACACGGGGCACCGTCAGGGACAGGGTGCCCTGCACCTGCTGACCAGCGTCCCACGACACCGACCCATCTTCGACGGGCACCTCCCCCAGGTACTGCGATCCCAGCCACGACTCCACGGTGACAGACACCGAGTAGCCCGAGGTCAGCAGGTCCTCCGGAATCTGCTCGACGTCGGCCGGCATGCTCATGCGTCCTCCTGCCAGATAGTCCTGTCGAACTGATCCCACGGCCACCGACGAGCATCCAGGCCACTCCACGTCAGCCGTCGCTTATCGAAGTCGTTCCACGTCGACAACGTCAACGTTGTGTTCGGCTGCGGCAGATCGACGATCGTGCCCTTGAGCTGCCAGATGCGCTCGGCGACGTCGAGGCGCGGCGCACGCTCCATCGATACCGATGTCACCGACATGAGCGTCACTGGATCGACATCGCACGTCCCACGCTTGCACTGCACGCAGTGACGCGGGTTGTGGAAAAGCGCCACCGGCGTCTGAGACGCCAGAAGTGTCTTCATGGCCGCCGTGTCCTGCAGGTTCGTGCGAGCCGTGAGAGACACCGTGCCGCGCCCCATCGTTGGCGCATAGACCACCAGGGGTGTCGCGCGGCCCGGGACCTCGTGCTCAGTCACCCGCGGTTTCAGTTCACGCTGGTCAGTGCCCTGCCACAGGACATTCACAGGCTTCGCGCCCGCCGTGTCAGTCATCAGCGACAGGCCGCCCCATGAGCGGACCACCGGCTCCGATTCGACCGTGAGGCCCCTCGACGTCGTCAGCCTGTACCTGACCGGCGTGTTGATCGGTGCGAGCGGGTCCCCAATGATGCGCTGCAAGCCCTTGGAGGACCATACTCCCCCGCGAGGAATCCACGTGAAGCCCGTGTCCGTGACGCCCTCGACATAGCAGGCCGCCCCGGCGGGGACGCACGCCGGGGGAATCACGATCTGGACCCTGGGCGCCTGTCCACCCGCCACAATCGCGACAGGCAGCGACGACATATCGACGTCCGCCTCGACCTCCCGCGACGTCGAAACGCCGCGAGCGCCGGTCCACTGGTGCGTGAGCGCCCTCGAGGAATAGCCGATGCGGCTCGGCGGGGTGTCTCCGTCGAAGAACTCCCCCGCTGCTGCCTCGAGTGCCTCGCCTGGGGTGGGGGCCGTGACGATGAGGACGTCATCGAGGTACACCCAGCCCGGCAGAGTGCCGCGCTCGGCCGCCGAGGTCGTGCGGGCCTCGAACCGAAGCCGCACGGCCGTCGCCCCAGATGGGGCGGTGAACGCCCAGACGGGGCGAACCCCATCCGCGCTGGCGGCCAACAGCGCCGGAGTCTTCTCCGTGATGCTGCGGCCGCCCACGGTCCACTCCGGGGAGACAGCAGCCGCGAGGCCAGGACTCGTGCGCACAAGCGCCGAGATCGCGACGGTCTGTCCTCCGGCGACAGTGACTGCCGTTGGCGCGGCAGCCGGACCCTGCGTGCCGGGCGGCACGTCGATGGCCAGATACTGCGGAGACTGGCGAGCGTGCCCGCCCCACGAGTCAGTATCCGAGCCGATCCTCACCGTGGCCGGAGCGATCTTCGCCCATTCCCGCAGTAGATACGCGAACGACGGATTGCGGCAAAGATTCTCACGAGCCACTACCTGCTCCTTCCAGCGAGTTGCTTACGGCGAACCAGGACGCCGGTGCTGATCGACTCCACATGCGCACGGAACGAATGGCCATCGTCCAGCACAAGGTTGACCTGCGCGCCATCGAGCGACGGCACCGCGTTTGCTCCACTCGCCGCGAGCGCACTGACATCTGCCCACTGCCTCGCGGTGAGGATTGCCTCCCTCGTGCCCGTCTGGTTGACGGCTGCGGTGACTCCCGTGGGCAACCATCCGCCGCGGTCGTACTTGCGAGCTCCGCCGTAGCGGCCGACGGTCGGCGAGCCCCAGATGCCGGTGTGCCGGGCGTTGAGGCCAGGCTTTGGCTCCTCGATCATCTGGCCGCCGCCGGCGTAGATCGCGATGTGGTGGGCAGGTGCTCCCCAGAACAGCAGGTCGCCGGGGGCGGCCTGCGTCCACGGGATCATGGTGGAGCCAGACTGGTATCCAGCTGCCGTGAGGCGCGGCCACCCCAGGCCAAGCTGCTGGGCGGCCCAATACACCAGGCCCGAGCAGTCCAGGCCTGGCGGGATGGCTGAGCCGCCCCACACGTAGGGGACCTGCATCTGTACGGCTCGCATTGCGGCGCCCACGAGTCCGGCCGACGAGGATTCCTCGGCCTTCTTCTTGAAGAATGATCCGACTCCTGCGAGAAGGGATTCGACGCCGCCTGCGCCGAGCTCGCCGATGACTCCGGGGGCAATGCCCTTCATGAGTCCTCGGACGGGCTCGGTGATGAGCTGCGCGATGGAGCCGAGCGGGTCGCGGAAGAACTCGCTCACGCCGCGTGCTGCGTCGGCGAACCATCCTGCGATGCCGCCGCCGGCGAAGTGGGCGATGCCTCCTCCGGAGAATCCGGTGGGGGCCTTGCCGGGGCTGCCACCGGGGCGGCGCTTCGAGGCGGCGTAGTTCGCGGCAATGATCCTACTCGGGCCGATCTGCCGGACGAGCTCGGGGACGAGGATTGCCTCGCCCGGGGAGAGCATCGCCGGGATCGTGTCGTGTCCGGGGCTGTAGCCGGGGACGATGCCGCCGCCGGCGTACTCGGCAATCCTGGGGACCGTCGGCAGGGTGAGTGAGAGGCCGATCTTCGAGGCGACCGTTTCCACCATGGATTTCAGGCCGTTGGTGTAGACGGTGTCGATGATGAAGTTCACCGGCTTTGCCGCTACGCTCTTCACCTTGTTCCACACGGACTCGATGGCTGAGCGCATGCCGTCGAAGGTGGAGGAGACGCCGCTCGACATGGACGAGAACACGTTCGTGACGCTGTCGTAGACCCACTGGACGGCTGCGCTCGCCGTGGACTTGATGGACTCCCAGACGCCCGAGACAGTGGAGGAGATACCATTCCAGATCGAGGAGACGACGCCAGCGACTGTCGTGAAGACTGTGCTGACGATGTTCCACACGGTGTTGATGTACCAGGTGACGCCAGCGACAATGAGATTCCACGCGGTCGTTACTCCTGCGGAGATCGCCGTCCACACTCCCTCGAGGAATGAGACGATGCCGCCGAACACCTCTGTGGCTATTCCGGCGATCCACTGCCAGGTACTAGCGATCTGCTCGAACACTGGCTTGATGACGCTGTCGTAAGCCCAGGTGAAGGCCTGACAGATCGCGTCCCACACGGGCTTAATGACGTTGTCATACGCCCAGGTGAAGACCGCTACCCACGCCTGTATGTAGAGCTTGATCGGCGTCAGGACAACGCCGACGATGATCGCGAACGCAGTTTTGAAGACCGTGACGATGCCGTCCCAGACAGCCGTGATTGCATCCCATGCCGTCTGCAGGGGTTGCACGACGTAGGTCGAGAAGAATCCCGAGACGCCGTCCCAGGTGCCCGTCCACCACGAGGAGATCGACTCCATGGCGGACGACCACGCCGAGCTGATCCAGTCCACGAAGCTGTAGAACGCCTCCGTGATCGCCGCCCACGCCTTCCGGCCTGTCTCCGTCTGCGTGAAGAAGTAGACGAGGCCTGCGACGAGTGCGGAGATCGCCGTGACGATCGCGCCGATCGGGTTCATGTTCATGACGAAGTTGAACGCGACCTGCGCGGCCTTCGCGAGGTTAGTTGCCTTGACGAACTGCAAGAGGCCGCCGGCCGCCTTCACGGCGTTCACGGCGCCCATGGCCGCGCTCATGCCCTTGAACGCGGCTGTGCCTGCGACGACCGCCGTGACGAGTGGAGCGACGATGTCGGTGTTCTTCCCGACCCAGTCGAACACGCTCTTGAGTGCCTCGGCGGTTCGCTGAATCACCGATGGGCCATCCCCGCCGAACGCGCTGACCATGTCCCACACGCTCTGGGCGAGCGGAGCGAACGCGGACGCGAGATTCGTTGCCGCGTCCCAGCCAGACTTGAGCATCTCCCAGGCGGCCATGCCAGCATCACGAAGGTTGAACAGGAAGTCGACGAGACCAGAATCCTCTTCGAGTCCGAAGATCGGCCCCGAGAAATTTCCGTTGGCGAGGACATCCCAGATTCCCTGGATCGATGGCACGCCCACATCCTTGATCCACGCGAACCCAGCACCGAGCGTGTCCGACATCCAACTCATGAAGTCGGTCAGCTGCGGCTTCGCGAGGTCGATCATGTCCTTGAAGCCGCCGACAATCGTCGCCTGCAAGTTGCCGGCCGCATTCTCGATGCGCGACACGTCCGACGCGGCCGCGACCGCGACGTCATCAAAACCGAGCTGCAGGAGCGCCTGGTTGAATTCTTCCGCAGAGATTTGGCCCTCCGCCATGGCCTCACGGAAGTTCCCCGTGTAGGCACCCATGTCGGAGAGGGCCTGCTGAATCTTGCCGCTCGCGCCCGGGATGGCGTTGGCGACCTGATTCCAATCTTGGGTCTGTAACTTGCCGGCACCGTTGACCTGGACGAGGGCGAGACCAAGGCTCTTATACGTGTCGGCGGTGCCGCCCGACACTGCGTTCAAGTTGCCGGCTGCCTCGGCAAGACGGTCGAAGCCATCGACCGAGTTCGCGGCGAGCTGGCTCGTGATGCCCTGAATGTCGGCAAGGTCGTAGACCGTGCGGTCGGCGTATTCCTGTGCGGACGCGCCGAGACGCTCGATCATCGAATCATCGACGCCAGCGAAGCGCAGCGTATCGGCGAATTTATTCGTCGCGTCTGAGGCTGCGATGGCCTCGGACGCGAAACCGCCGATGCCGACAGCCGCACCCAGGAGCGCTAGAGGCCCTAGCGCCGAGGTCACGAGACCACCGAGCGACGTCACACCCGAGCCAACAAGACCGAGCGATGAATCGACCTCGCGGGCTTCACGCTCGACGTTGTCGGCCTCGCGCGCCCAGCCCTTCAGCGACGTCGTGAATCGCTCCCAGTTGGACGGGGCCTTCGAGATACGTTGGTCCAGCGCCTCGGTTGCCGCCTTCGCGCTGTCGGAGGCGGCCTTCTCCTTGCGCAGAGAGTCCGCGTGGTTAGCGGACGCCTGGTCGGCCTTCTTGTTCGCTGCCGCCGACGCTTCACGCGCCGAGGCCAGAGCCGACTCCGCACGAGCAACCGCCGCCGAGTCAGCAGACGAGCTGGAACGCGCGGCGGCGAGAGCACGCTCAGCGCGCTCCACCGCAGTCGCTGCGGTCTCTTCCTCGGCGCGTGCCTTCGCGAGCGCCGAGGAAGACTTCTCCACCTTGGCGTGCGCTTCCTGCAGGGCTGCCCCAGCCTGCGCGGCCTCCTGACGAAGGCGCGCCGTTGACTTGCCCAGAGGATCGGCGATCGCGTTAACGAGGTCCTTGCCAGACTCGGAGACCTTCTCCTTGAATTTCTCCGCGTACTTCTTTCCCGCATCGCCAGCCACCTGCGGGAGCTGCGTGGCTGTCGCGTTCTCGATGCTCTTGAAGAATCCCCGCATCGACGGGACGACATCGACATAGACAGTGCCTGCCTGATACACGCCAGCCACGCAGACCTCCTACAGGTAGATATTCAGGTTTCTTGTGGACTCCACCCCGGCATGAGAGCCGCGAGCGCCTGGTGGGCGCTGCGATCTCGGACGCTCGTGCGCGCGTCCTCGAGTGCGATCGCGGTGAGGCTCTCGGGTCGTGGGTAGGTTTCTTTTCCTCCGAAGGCCGAGACCAGCAGGTCGAAGATGTCCTGCAGGACTCTGACCTCGGGGGTTTGTGTTCGGAGCTGTGCCTCGGTGTCGTCGTCGTCCGCGGCTTCGGCGATCGCCATCGCGGTTTCGATTGCGACCTCGGGGTCGTTGAGTATCGCTGCGACGGTTCGACTTGTTGAGGGCAGCTCGTCGATGAGTGTCAGGAGGAATCGGTATCGGCGTGCGCGGAACAGGGCGTATGTGTCCCAGCCCTGTTCCGCGAGGTCCGCGACGATCTGCCTCTCGTACCGTGTTAGGCGGTCGTAGAGGCGCGCCCTTCCCCCAGGGACCCGAGCGAGGCCTCGTAGTGATTGGATGCCTGTCGCAGGAGGAGCAGCATCTGACGCAGGCTCAGATGCTTGGTGACGAATGCGGCGTCTTCCTCCGATAGCCACTTGTTGATAACCTCCGTGGCGCGCTTGCCGCCACCGAGGTCGAGGAGGAGGTCTTCGCCGGCCTCGGGGCTCATGCCCAGGGGGTCCGGGAAGGTCACGACGTGGTTGTTTAGCCCGAAGGTGAACGGGGTGGCCGCTGCTGCGCCATCGAGGTTGTTGAGGGCCGAGAGCGTCAGGGTGGGGGTAATCTTGTCTGCCATTGGTGTTCTCCTTGTTTGGTCGGTCAGTTGTCACGGCGCTGGGTGCTGGCGGGCGGGGCAGGCAGCGTCGGCGTGGCTTCTTCGGGCTCTTCGGGCTGGGCTTCTGTCCATCCCTGTGTGCGCAGAGTGTTCGCGTCGGCTGCGTCGTCGGTGACTCGCGTGAGTACGAGGTCGTTCCCGTCGTCCGTCTTGATCGTCTTCGTGAAGGTCAGCTGGTCCATGCTTGTCCTATCCTGTGGTGTTCTCCTGGGGGTGGTAGCGGGCAGAGGCCGGAGGGAGAACATCCCCGGCCCCCGCCCGCAGTATGTGTCAGACGCTGAAGCCCGTGATGTCACGGTGCTTGAGCATCGCCGAGCCGCCGTAGTAATTGCGGCAGGCCGTGCCTGCGGTCTCGTCGGCGAATGCCTTGAATTCGAGGTCGCCGGTGATGGGGTCCGTCGCCTTCAGGGAGATCGTCGGCATTGAGATGAGCTTGGCGCGCGTGAAGCACCAGCCCATCAGCCACTCGTCGTCGGCAGGGCCGTCGGCGGCGACGAGCAGCAGACGCTTCTCCGGGATGGAGGGGAGAAGCGGGTCATCGAAGACCACTTCTCCCGTGGTCGCGTTCGCCTTGACCTGCGAGAGGTCAATGCCGTGCGTCAGGCTCAGCATCTCCTTGCGGAACAGCTCGAAGATGTTGAGCTTGATCGTCTTGGTTGCCTTGGTCAGGTCAGAGCGGACAGGCTCTGCGTAGCCCAGGCCGTCGACGTCGTCCACGGACACGTCAGGCGTGATCTCCCCGCCGTCGGTCGTGAAGATTCCCAGCGGAGTCCAGTCCGCGGAGAGTTGCTTCATCGCGCCGCTTGCGCCTGTCAGCGCGTCCGGGACAGCGGTCGTGATCGGTGCGACGAAGGCGAGAACGTTGAGCGCCTTCCTGACGTTCTTTGCCTTGTTGTGCTTCTTCTTCAGCGCTTCAATGGTCGTGGTGTCGGCCATATCGGTTTCCCTTCCAGATCAGATTGGTTAGTCGGTGGGACGTTGAATGACTTCCACGCTGAGGCCCACCACCTCAACGACGCCGTATGCGGCGCGCACCCCCAGGCGGGACGGCACAGACGCCTCATCCACCCACCCAGAAGCCCCCACCACAGGACGAACTGACAGAGCATCCACAACCTCATCCGCGAGTGCCTCCGCGCCGACGATGCCCGGCCCTGTGGGGGTCTTGGCGTACACGTCGACAACGACGGAGGTAATACGCTCGAAATCGAGGTCCTGGGATTGGGTCGCGTAGACATGCACGAGTGGCATCGGCCATGTGTCCGGGAGGCTGCCCTCCTGGATCACCCGTACTGTCTGCGCCCCCGTTGCTGAGGCGATCGCGTCTCGTAGTACCTGGACGGGGTCCGTGTACTTCATGACCGGCCTCCTCGTCGTGCGCGCTTGGAGCCCGCGAGCTTGCCGAGCGTGTGATGCCCGGGGACGCGGCGCCCGTCTCTGGCGAAGTGCCCGAACTCAACAGGCACGGCGTGTGGGGCATCGTTGACGACGCGGCCGACAGCTCTGCGAGATGCTCCGTTTCGGCGCGTCTTCACAGTTGCCGTCACAGCCTCGACCCTGTACGCGTCGGTGAGTACGCGGTCCCGTTTCGGGGCCGCTGCTGCCGCCGCCGCACGCAGCGATTCGGCTTCACTGACCATTGCTTCACTGATCGACGCGGACTGTAGAAGCGCCTCGATCGCGGCCGAGCTGACCACGAACTTGACTGCCACGTGTCACCTCCGAGAGATCACGACAGCCGTGCCGCGCGGCCACGGCGAGGATGGCTCCTCGACCCTCCACGTCCCACCGAGAGGGTGCTCGGCCGGCACCCGGATGGCGTCCCCGACGTTCAGCGTTATTCCCCTCGGGAGGTAGAGTGTCGCGGTCTCGTCGGCCCGCTCAGAGGCTGCCTGATCGAGCAAACCCGGCACAGTGAACTGTCCCGGCGCGATCAGGCAGCCCCCGATGAGGCGCGGTTTGGATTCCTCGACGAGGTAGCCGTCCCCGTCACGATGGACGGTCCCTTCTACCTGAATCGGGGTTTTCCATTCCTCCATCACGTCAGGCCCCTCCCATCACCCAGACATGCCCGGCGCGTCGCGGGCGGTACGCATCCGCGAGCGCCTGGTCGTCTGGGGAGAGGATGGCTTGGCCGCCCACTGCCCATGTGGCGTACTGGCGGGTCTGTGTGAACGGCCCCGTCGTCTCGGTCATTTGGGTTGCCCCTTGTGCGGCGGCGTCGGGGATGAGGAGGATACGTCGCACGCTGTCTGCGAGCTGTAGTCGAACCGCTGCGGGGACCTCGGAGAGGCCTGCCGTGTAGGTGACGACCACGAACTCACTTGCGGGCGATGCGACTTGGATGAAGCCGTGCCTGACGGTGTAGGGGATCGCCTGTCCGTCGTCGGTCGTGACAGCCTCGACGGAGATGAGCGGCGCCCGTGTGGGGACGACTCGTCCGCCCGCGTCGACCTTCAGGCGGTGCGTGTACTGCTCGACGGTGAACGTCTGGCGTGCGCGCGCCTTGAAGGCCTCGGCGAGCTTGTCAGCGATGAACGTTGCCCGCGCCGACTCCGAGTCTGTGAGGGGTCGGCCGAGAGCGGCCTCGATGTCCTCGACAGTTACCAGCGGAACAGGCATCGTCCCTCCTACTTCTTGGACTTCTTCGAAGTCTCCTCAGCAGTGTCGCCCTCGTCGGCCGGCATGTCTTCACTGGACGGCGAGGCCTCATCGGAGGTGACCTCCTCGAGGATGCCTGCCGTGATCATTGCCGTGGCGACCTCGTCCGCGAGCTCGAACGTGATCCCGTTTTCTCCCTTGACCTGCATCATGCCGCCTTGAAGACCTGGATCGCCTTGGGGCGCAGAACCGCGCCGCCGTAGACGTGCAGACCGCGAACACGGTCCGCGAAGGTCTGCTCGGCGCGCATCGACTCGGTCTTCTCGACCTGCGACACGTAGGCCACGGACGGCTTGTGGAAGGCAACGGCCATCGGCTTCGTGTTATCGAGCCAGGGGCTCGTGACCACGTCGAAGCCCAGGAGACGACCGATCGTCGCCTCGCGGAGGCCGTCCGTCATGTTCGACTTGTCGAAGCTGGTGAGCTTCGAACCGTCAGAGAGGAGGAACTCCTCGAATGCCGCGTTGATCAGGAGGACGCGGTCCATGGCGGGGACCTTCTCGGCCGAGAGCTTGCCGCGCAGCTTCAGGATCGCGGCGTATGCCGTCTCCCAGTTCGTCGGGTTCGCGATGCCCGTGACCGCCGTGCCCTTGGAGGTCAGCATCGCGGTCAGGAAGGTCTCCGCGTCTTCAACGAGCGCTGCCGCCGCCGACTTGGTGTAGGCATCGAGAGACTGGTTCGCCTGCGCGGCGTCGATGTCGTCGACCAGGAAGTCGAAGCTCTTCTCCTGGTCAATGGTGATCTCGATGCCCGTGGACTCCACGGCATCGGGGACGGTCGTGCGCGGCACCTTAGTGCCGCCGGACGCAGTCACCGCGCCGGTCTTGTAGTCCTTCACCTTCACGTCGACGATGCCGGGGATGTGAATCTTCGATCCCGCGGTGAAGGCCTTCTCGTAGTCGCGGTTGGCCATACCGACGAGGACCGTGTCACGGCGGAAGTTCTCGAGGATGCTTGCCGACCACAGTTCCGGAATGAAATGCGTGAGAGTCATTGTGTGTCCTTTCTTGGCTCGCTTATGCGATGCCCATGATGTTGTTCAGCTGCCCGTCCTGGCGGGCCTTGATGATCTCTGCGGGAGACATCTTCTTGAGGTCTTCCCGGGTGAGCTGTCTTGCAGCCCTGATCTCGTCACCACGAACTCCCGCGTCCGTCGCGGGAGCACCCTTGGGGACCTGCGCGCCTCGCCAGGCGAGGAGGCGCTCAGCAGATGCCCTCAGCTCCTCCTCTGACGAGCCAGACAGCAGGTCCGCGTCCACGCCCGTCGCTGCCGCGACCTTCGCTCGCATCGCCTCGGCCTCCATCGCCGCAGCTCGTGCCTCAGCCTTCGCTGCCGCTTCCTGCGCCTTCTGCAGCTCGGACTTGCCCTGCTCCTGAACCTCGTCATAGAGGCGCGCCTTTTCGGCGTTCTCCTTCATCCGAGACTCATTCTTGCGGGACAATTCCTTCCATTTCCGGGCCTCAGCCTCCCAGTCAACCTGCTGGGCTGTATCCTCAGCGGCGGCTGCAGGGGCATCCTGCGCGTCCCCTCCCGTTTCTGCGGACGGGGCGTCGATGAAGCGAAGGTAGGGACGGTGCTTCAGGTGGTTCTTCATGGTGATTCCTCCCATTCCGGGTACACGAAAGCCCCCACGCCGTTACGGCTGGGGGCTACTTGTTGGGGTATCAAAAACCGACCCGGGCATTGCGCCCATGGCCGGCGAATTTGAGCTATATGAAGTGAGGACACCCCGGCTGCCCGAAGGGGCTGCCTAGTGTCCTCACCACTAGGGTACCGCACTCAGGGAATGCGGACAATATTTCCTGCGTGATCTATGACAATTACTTGGGTAAGATGACGACCTTGCATCCCCGTCCGAATCTCCCCGATCGATTCCTTATCGTCGAGTTTGCTACGGCGCAGATCGAGGACCAGGCGTTCAGCCTGTTTCCCCGCTCGCTTCATCTGCGAGTCGACGGTGTTCTTGCCTTCCCCTGTGGGTGCTTTGAATTCCCAGACCTGCTGATTCATTTCCGCGTCTGGGTTCTTCGCGCCTTTTTCGCGCGAATCTATGCGGAACAGCACGTCTGTTCCTTCTTCCGCGAGGCGCAGCGCCGTGAGCACCTCATGCTCACTGGGCGGTTTTCTGGCCGAAGCTGCCGGGATAAACACGCGGCCACTTCCTCTCTCGGGATACAGGAATTCTCCGGGAATCCCCGTCACGTCCCCACCCTCGTACTGAAGCGTCTTATGCCATTTTTCGGCAGGAACGCTCATCAGGCGCTTTAAACGATCGGAGTCGTCCGGCGGTTGTGCTGTGGTCTTCTTCGGGGGCTTGGGAGGCTTAGGCGGCTCAGCCCCACCCGCCTTGGGCTTAGGCTTGGCCTTGGGCTGCGCCCACGACAGCGTTGGCCCATACTCCCCATGTTCGCTGACCGTCAGGAGCTTCCGATAATCCGGCGTGCGCCCACCCCGGTCAGAGACACCGAGGCGGTCCGCCGTGATCTGGTGGACGTGTTCGAGCAAGTCCTCGTCAATCACCTGATTGACTGCCAGGCCCGGAGGAAGAGGCTGCACCCCACAGTCACATCCCGGGTGAATCGGCAGCAGGTCACCACGGTAATAGCGCTGCGTCGAGGCCACGACACACAAGGCGCAATTCTCTCGCCCCGTGAGCACACGCCGATAGAACTGCCCCTCCGCCGGGTAGCCGCGCATCGACTGCCGAGACGCATGCACCTTCGCCAGCTGCATGTCCCCACCGATCAACTGCGTGAGCCGCAGCCGCCCCTCTGCCGCAGCCTGCGGCAGAGGCTTGCCAGCCGCGAGCGCGGTGTACACGTCGACGGCTGGGCGACGGTAGACGACGCGGGGGTCTACGCCGCGAGCGCCGCGTATCTCGTCCTGGTCGATGGGTGGGAGGACGACCTTCCAGCCGAGCTCACGGGCGCACTGGGCGAGGTACGCGCGAGTCAGGTCGGCTATGCGTAGCTGGCCTGCGGTCACTCTGGGGGTGATCGCTTGGATCATGTCCTCGACGGCGCTGGCCCTGTAGTGCGGGAGTGAGTCCCAGTAGGCCTGCCCGAAGGCGGTGATCTGCTGTCGGATTGCGTGGACCTGGCCGTCGTAGGCCTCAGTGAGGCTGTTGAGCGAGTCCAGGTCCGGCATCGTTACTTCTCCTCGAGTGTCGCTGACTGTGTCTCTGGGAGCCTGAGCGCGACGGGGACGGCGCCCGTGAATCGGATTCCGTCGAGCCCGACAACCTCCGACGCTGATTCAGGAGCGACGCCAGCGCGGATCGCCGTGCCGAGGGCATCAAACCTGAGCTTCAGGTCTGCCGGGTCCCCCCCCCGGACTCGGGGTTGTGGCCTCATCTGTCAGCTGCGGCTGCGGCTTGTCTTGGAGCGCGAACGCCAACGCAAGCTGCTCCTCAGCCCTACGCTGCTTGTCCTGCGCGATCTGCTCCGGCGAGTATCCGAGGATGTTGCGCTGAATGGTTTCGAGCGCTTCACCGGCATTGCGCGCTTGGACGGCCGCAGCGTATTTCTCGGTAAGGGAGACAGCGTGCGGCGGGACGAACAGGACCTCCACGGTCTCCGTCTCGTCCAGCGTGTATCCCTCGACCGCGAGTGCCTTGACGATGAGGTATGCGAGCGCCGGCTTGAAGCGCTCGATCCTGTCGCCTGCCTTGGAGAGGAGTGCCTTCTGGGGTTGCTCAGCTCCCGCCGCCGACTGGTTCGCGGAGTCGGGGAGCATGATCGAGAGAGGCGTTGCGGTCTCGGCTGCCAATTCGCGCCAGTCGTCCTTGGTCGCGTTCAAGATTTCCGTGATCTGCGTCTGGGACGATTCCCAGATTTCCACACCCGGGGGCAGCTCCCATAGGGCTGCGGGTGAGGGTTCGAAGATCGCCTGGTAGTCGATTGTGTTCCCGGACTCGTCCTCGGCCGGCAGACCCGCCGACCCCTCAGACGACTTCAGTGCTCGCTGTCGGAAGGCCTGCATTGAGATAATGACCAAGCGCTGCAGGGTCTGCCAGTTGATTCGGTCAATCAGGTCGAGCACGTGCTCGAACTCGCCCATGCTGTGCCTGTTCTCGAGGACCACGACCGGGGGCGCGCCCTCGAAGGGCTGGACGCCACCGAGGTCGAGTCGCCAGTCCCCGGCCACCCGAGAGATCAGCTGCCGCGACTTGTCGTATGCCGAGCGCGTGTAGGACATGCGTAGGCCCGGAGTCCACATCACGAGGTGGTCGAGGCCGGCCGCCTGGTCTCGCCAGACCTTCATTGCCGCTAATGCGCGCCAGGGCTTGACCGGGTCCGGTTCGACGTACATGTGTTCGGGGCGCTCGTAGGTGACGCATGCTCGGCCGTCTTCGTCCTGGGTGACCAGGAGGTAGCCGTGGCCGAGGGTCGCCGCGTCCCAGATTGCGTCCGCGAAGACCACTTTGAGGCGGTTATCGCGCCAGATGCGCGCGGCCGCCTGAGCTGCGGGGCTGTCCTCGCTGGCTCCGACTGTCACCCCGTTGGGGATGAGTCGATCCGCGAGCGCGGACACGACGAGTTTGCCGGGGTTGGTGCGCGCACGCCGCTGGAACTTCAGCCATGCCTTTGCGAGATTAGGGCCCATCTCCGGCAGGGGAGATGATCCGTTGGTGTATGAGCGTAGGAGGTCCGTTCGTGGACGCTCCTTGTCCATCTTTGCGGTGAGGTAGGCGAGCCATTCCTCGGGCGTTTTCGTCATGAGGTGGGGCCTCCTCCCCCAGTGTGTTAGTAGAGCCGCCTCGGTGCGCGGCGGCTGGTTTGCTTGGCTGCGCCCTTGCCGACGGCGTCGAGTCCGGCCGTGTAGGCGAACATGGCACCCCAGGCGGCGTCAATCTTCGAGTAGTCCTGGTCGTCCGCAGGTTTGACGAGGACGTAGCCCGATTGCCTGGGCGATTTACGAGCGTTGAGCAGGTGCGCAGTGATCATCGGGTCACCGTCATACGTAATGCGTTCCTGGTGGATCGCGGACAAGAGCTGCGCGAAGTTCTCGCAGGTCTTGGCAACGTTGCGCTGCGGGTACCGGATCGGCTCGGACGCGCTGATCTTGGCGCGCAGGCGGCGTGAGTAGCGCGCCTCCCAGCCCTTCACATCCTGAGCCCAGCCAGCCGACGGGTCCGCGTAGAACCCCACGACATTGAATCGCTCGAAGGCTTCACGAACGGTTTGCTCCACTTCGAGGCGGGGCGGCTGCCAGCCTTCGCCTGCCGGACCGTCCGGCTGGCTCCAAATCCCGACCTTGAACAGGTGCCGTTGCGTCACCGAGTAGCCGATCAGGACCGTGGCATCTGCGATGCCGATCTTCCGGCCTTCGGAGCCGTCGAAGCCGAGCGTGATCGGCTCGGTGGAGCTGATCTGCTTCGTGTGGTCTTCGATGGCTCGCAGCTCGGGCATCGTGAGCCATGCGTCCGACGCCGAGGTGATTTGGTTCAGGAAGTCCGAGCACATCCCCGCGGGGTCGTTATCCGGGTGCCAGAAGCTGTCCGCGATACGTTCCAGGTCCACCCAGCCGGGTTCGCACTCGGGCTCGTGGATCGCGCATCCCCTGGGGTCTGCTGCCGAGTCTCCGTAGGCGATGCGCAGGCCGTTGAGGAGCGATTCGCGGTCGGAAATGTCGGTGTCGAGCGGGGCCTCACGGTGGTCGTAGTACAGGCCCCGAGCGGCTTCGGGCTTGACCTTGCCTGCCTGGATCAGCTCGTAGAATCTCGCCGTCGTTTCCGCGACCGAGCGTTCGCCGATCGTGTACGCATTGGGGGTCTCGATTGTGAGGCCCCCGAGTTTGTCGGCATTCGAGCGCAACGTTTTCGCCAGCTTCGGGCCGCCGTTCGACGGCAACCACGTCTCCGTCTGGTCCATGACCGCCATGACGGCTTTCGCCCCCTTGACGGAGGTCGCTGACGACGTTCGTTTCTCGATGCGGCCGCGCCGCAGAGCCACGAAGGAATCCATGGGGTCGAGGCCATACTCCGATTCAGCCGGAGAACCGCGCAACATTTCGAGCAATGGGTCCCATGTGTTCGCCGTCTGGTCATCCGTTGTCGCCGTGACCTGCACGATAGGGGTACGCCGCGTCGACCACGGCACCCCGACCGGCTGTCCGTCCGAGTCCCACCCGTCGCACAGCACGGGCCCCATAGCCTCAGCGCAGCAGATCGCTGCGAGAAACGGACTTTTCCCCCACCCACGCGGACGCGAGAGCACCGCGCGCTGCTTGACTCGACGGCCCGTCTCCGGGTCCAGCTCATACAGCCTCGCGAGGAACTCAATCTGCTCCTGCGTCGGTACAAACGGGATGTGCTCCTCGCTCTCCTCGTCACGGTCCGGCATGAGGAGAAACTCCATCATCCAGTCCGCAACGTCGTATCCGAGCGTCGGGAACTCGTCGTCCTCGTCGATCGGTTGCCAGGGCACGCTACACCGCCCTCAGCTTCTTCTGCCGTCTGCGCGCCCGCGCAGAAACAGGCGCCACATCATCAATGGCGCTGTCGGCGTCGTCTTCGAGGTTATCGGCCACCGCGAACTGAATCCTCAACCTGGCGCGGTCCTCGGGCGTGGCCCCGAACTTAGCGACGCGCAGCCTCAGTTCGCCGGCAACTCGATAATCGCCCTTCCAGTACAGGGCGTGCAGGTATGCGGTGTCGAGCAGGAATGACCAGTCTGTTTCCGTGTACTCCGCGCTGAGCGGGGATTCTCCCCACATCTTCCACCAGCGGCGAGTCACCGTCGGCCACGTGAAGCGCTTCTTCCTCGGCTTGCCATTCTCGTCGAGCACGACTTGCTCGATGACCGGCAGCGACGGCTGCTCGACAGGTTGCGCCGTGATGATGCGCAGGACTTGGGGGTCCTTATTCCGGCGAGCTCGCGAGCCCTTCGGCTTCGGCGCGGGGCCACGACCAGCCATAACCACCCCCGCCTATCCGCAGAATACCAACGAATTATCCGTTACAATAGGAGACGTGAGGACATGCGAACACTGCTCGGCTCCGCTCAGACACTGGGCGCGCACCGACGCGCGCTTTTGCTCGACCCGATGCCGAGTCGCTCACCACCGCGCTGCACAGACGCATGCCCCCCAAGTGCTGCCCGCCGAGCTCACCAGCCGCCCCCGATGGGTCAACCACATCGACAAGCGCCCTGTGTGCTCGCGTACCGGCCGGTGGGCTTCAGTTACTGACCCGAGCACGTGGAGCACTCATACGGCCGCGAGCGCGACTGGCGCTCCCCTGGGGTTCGTTCTCGGGGACGGCATCGGCTGTATCGACCTCGACGGCTGCCTCGATGAGCATGGCATCCCCAACGAGGCCGCTCGCGCTCTTCTCGCGTACTACGAAGGCTCCTACGTTGAAGTCTCGCCATCTGGGCGCGGGCTGCATATCTGGGGGACAGCCGTCCCGCAGCGTGGCTTCAAGCGCATGTGGCGTGGACAGCGGATCGAGTTCTATTCGCAGGGGCGATACATCACCGTCACGGAGAATGTGTACCAGGACGGTACCCTAGCACCCCTCTAAATTCCCCCACGCCCTCACCCCACGGCCCGGCGTTTGCGTTGAGCTATCAACGCTTACGAGCAGTTGATATTTCCCCAGACCCGTACAAACAAAAACCGACAGCTCTTGACGGTGTCTGGGTAGGGTGGGGAGGGGGTCCCTGGTGGGGGTCTAGTCGATGAGGCCGGGATGCTTGCGCTTGCGTGGGGCGTTTCGTGCCCGCTCTGCGGCTAATGCGGCCGCGGCTTCTCGCTGGGTCTTGCGCTTGTGATGCCACGAGCACAACCACTGCAAGTTCGTCGCTCGATGATCGTCACCAGGTGTGATGTGGTCGCACTCGGCACCAGCTGCAGGGCAGCGCGTCCCGTCATGCAGGAGCGCTTCGCACCTGCCGCCTGCGCGGGCGCGGACGAAGGCGCGGCGCTCATCCCAGTCAGGCGGGAGCCGCGATGCGCGATCGCTCGATGACCAAGCCATGACGCTTCATCCTCTCGGAGCTCGCCGGTCCGGCGGGTACGCGAAAGCCCCGGACGGGTATCCGCCTCGGGGCTTGTTCGACACTTCTGCCGTTGGCACGAATGTTACAACTGCCATGCGGCGCTGTCAATCAACCTTCGCTTGGCTCGCGTGTCGTGTCGTGCAGCGGCGGCGTGACGAGGCCGCAGCCGCTAGCACATCCTCGATGGCGACCCATACGGAGCCGCCGACCTTGACCGACCGCACCCGGCCCGCAGCCGCCCACACCCGGACCGTGGACGCGGGGAGGCCGGGGACATGTTTCGGCACATCGCACTGTCGCTCCCACTCCTCCCCCGCCACGATCATGCCGAGGTCTCCTCGGTCTTTGCTGACATGCGAGCGACCAGGACCGACCAGGCGCGCAGTCGTTCCCAGTCCTGGGAGGACAGGACGCGCCCGCAGGAGATACGCGAGCAGGTGACCTGCTCTTGCCCGCCGACGACTCGGACGGGCGTGACCACGAGCGAGTAGGCGTTGCACGACGGGCATGCGATGTCCTGCACGCGCCGCTCCGGTTCCTCGACTGCCCACCTTGCGCGTGCGCCGGCGTCGAGCCGGGCCAGGTCGGCAAGCATCTCGGGCGCCCACGGCGCGGCCGCGACGCGGTCAAGCAGTGGATCAATCCAGCGGACGAGCTCAGTCAGCGCCGCAGGGACACGGATGCCGACCGGCTCTGCCTCGACGAGGTACGCCTCGCCCGTCTCCGCGTCGATCTTGCGACCAGGGCTCGACCACCACAGGCCGGACGGCCGAGGAGCCTCCACCCCGATATGCTCACCGGCCTGGATACACCACGAGGCCAGCGCGGCTGCGAGCTCGTCGGCTGCTGCCCTCTGCTGCGGGTACAGCGAGGACGAGCCAGGCGGGCGACCACCACCGGACGAGGAGACCGCCGAGGGCGCATCATCCCCGCTCATCAGCTCGCCGACGAGTGCCGGCATCGTGCGGACGACGGCTTGGAGCCTCCCCCAGCAGCGGGCGCACAAGACTCCGACGTGAGCCGGACTCGGGTTGCAACCCCTGCATGAGTCATCCTGGCAGTCAGGAAGATGCTCACCAGGCGACGCGCACCCGGACAAGCACACACGGTTCAGCACGTCTCCTCCTCGAGGCAGAAACGGCAGGGCACATCGGCCCCATGGATCGGGCACACGGCGTCATCGTCCACCGGAGGACGACCTCGCCACTGGTACCAGGGCGACCCCCACTGCCCACCCACCTGCGGGTTAGGAGCCTCCCCCGCCATACCAGCAGGTGAGGGGTTGGGCATGGGCTGAGAACCTTCAGGGGAAGCGCCAAGGTCTCTCACCTGACGTTTGCGCCGTGGCCTACGCCTGCGAGGTGAGGCAGGTTCACCCTGCCCGGCCCCGCCAGTCTCCCAGCCAGACCCTTCCCTATCTAGTTCCCTGCCCTGCCCCTCCCTGCCCTGACACGCGCGTGCGCGCGTAGACACCCGCTTTGCTGCCGTCGCGGCAAGATTTTCCTGCGCTGCGGCTGCCGCTGCGGCAGGATTTGTTGCCGTCGCGGCTGCCGCTGCGGCTGCCGCAGGTGCCGTCGCAGGTCGGAGTGGGTTTGCGCGGCGCAGGCTGGGGGCGGGTTCGACCTGACCCGAGGCGCTAGCCTCGACGGGATCCTCGCCTGCTGCCTGCCCCCAGTCGAGCGCGTGAGCGTCCGGGAGATCAACGTCCGTGCCGGCGGCGGTGCTGCTGGGATTCCAAGGGAGGGAGGATTCGACCTGACCCGAGGGCGTCCCCTCGACGGGATTCGCGTCCCTCCCGGCTTCGACCATGACAGCTCCGCCGCGACGCGGTGTGTCCTCGACCGTGTTCCGCTCAGCGCTCTTCGGAGGCGCTGACCAGTCCGCCTGCCCGGGCATCCACCCAGGGCGGTGAAGCACCATGCCCGCCTCGGCAGGCGTGCGCTGCTGCTTCTGCTTGTTGCAGTCCGTGCATGCGATCACGATGTTTGCCGCGCCAATGTATTTGGTTGGCTCAACGTGGTCGTACTGCCACGTGCTGCGGTCCTTGCGCTGCACCTTCGTCCCGCAGTAGCGACACGGGGCAACCATGTTGCCCCTGCGCTCGACACCGCCGACGCGATCGCGCAGCCACACAGCATCTGTGATCTTCCTGTTTTTCAGCTCGGCGCGCTTTCCCCTCGTGACTCGCACGTCTTCGCCACGGTCGTAACGAAGGTCGAACCAGTCATGGAAGATGAACGAGCCAGGCGGCGGCTGCACGCAGCGTTCGCACGAGTGTCCCGGCGCGTGCCACAGGCCCTCTTCGACGAGCATCCCCGCCAGCTGAGTCGCGACTTCAAGATTGAGTGTGTCCGAGACGAGCGTCTCGACCGCAATCACTCCATCAGTGAGCGCCTGCTGGCAGGCCGTCCCCGCGAGCGCCCACATGCCGAGTGCGGCGAGGCCGCTGAGGTCCCCGGTCATGGCGCGGCGGGCGAGGCGTTGAATCTTCGGGTTGCCCCGGAGCTCGTCTCCAAGTTGGAAGAACATGTGTGTCGCTTTCTAGTCTGAGCACCGGCATTCGCCGGTGACGGGGTTGATTGCGCCGCCGCATGAGTCGCACACGCGGGGCGTCCAGTCGTTGCAGGTCATCTGGTCACCTCCTCTTGGTCGTAGTCTTCAGGGAACAGGCTGCGGGGCCTGTAGTCGGGGTAGTTCCTGGTCATCCAAGCTCGCTCCGTGAAGGCGCGGCGTTGTTGCTCGGCCCGGACGTAACAGGGGTGGCACAGCGCGCGGCCCGGGAGTATCGGAGCCTCGCATTTGGGGCAGCGCCGGGGGTTCTCGTCAAGCTCGGCGGGATTGATTCCCCAGCCTGCGCGAGCGTGAGCGGTGGCCATCAGAACGGGGGTTCCCAGACGGGTTCCTGCTGGGGTTGGCGTGCCCAGGGGTCGTCTTGGACGATCTGGCGGGGCGCAGGCTGCTGTGGGGCTTCCTGCGGGGCCTGCTGCGTTGTCTGGGCGGGCTGGGGGGACGCAGGTGGAGGCGGGGGCGGGTATCCTGCCCCGCCGTCGGCTGCGGGGTGCCTGGTGACCTGTGCGCGCGCTCGGCGTAGGGAGGGGCCGACCTCGTCGACCTGCAGCTCAACGACCGTGCGACGCTCGCCCTGCTGCGTTTCGTAGGAGCGCTGGGTGAGGCGACCGACGACGATGACGCGCATGCCCTTACGAAGGGACTCGGCGACGTTCTCGGCGACATCGCGCCACACGGAGCAGCGCATGAAGAGGGGGTCTCCGTCGCGCCATTCGCCGGCGTTGCGGTCGTAGGTTCGCGGGGTCGATGCCACCGTGAAGTCAGCGACGGCGGAGCCGGACTGCGTCCAGCGGAGTGAGGGGTCGGCGGTCAAGTTACCGACGAGGGTGACGACTGTTTCGCCGCTCATTGGTCTTCCTCGTTTTCTTCGTAGGGCATGACAGTGAATCGGATCGAGCACATGGGGATGCCCATGCGCTTGCTGGTGTGACGGGGGTCGAGGCGCATGTCCGGTCCCTGCAGGTGACGCGCGTCGTCATCCGGGAGCAGACCCGCATCCACAAGCCCGTCCACGAGTGCCTTCAAGGTGGGCATGTAGTTGTGGAGGTCGCGGCGGCGGCCGTCCGGGAATCGGACCCATGCGACGAGGCGCGCGCGCATGAAGGTCGGGCAGTGGGCCGCGCGGGCCATCACACGGGCCTGCATGCGCAGTGTCCGAATCCGCGGGGAGAGAGTGCGGCGGTCAGCTCGGCCGTTGAGCGAGAGCATGTCCGCCTGGGGCAGATCGAAGGGGCCGATCTCCCACAGCGGGGCAATGGCAGCATCATTCATTGCGTTCTTCTCCTGCCTGCGGGTAGAGGCCGTCGATGAGCTCGTCAACGACAGCCCCGATGGTCCTGCGGATGCTCATCCGCTGCTCAGGCGTCTGCGCGTACTTCTCAGCGATGTCAGCACCGGCGTCGATCAGCTCGGACGCCGTTTTGATCGCATGTGCCTGAACCCGTGCCAGTTCCCGTTCAAGGGCGCGGACGTGATTCGCGCGCTCGATTTCGGTGAGGAGCTCTTCAGTCACAGTCCTTCCCCTCCTTCGTAGACGCGAAGCCCCGATGGTTCGCTAACGCTCCCCATGGGCACAGGTGGAAGCAGCGCATTCTCCAGGTATGGGATTGACGGCCCGTCGTATAGGAGCTCTCCCGTCACTGGCCCCTGAAGCAGTACTGATCCAGCGGACCAGCCGAGGCACGCATCAGTGCCCCAGATGAACGAGGACCGCCCGTAGCCGTCCCCGACGCGGACCCGCAGAGGAATCTGCCAGGCCGCAGCCGACGCCGCGAACGTGCGGACGACCGCAGGGTCCATCTCCACGGCCGCGTCCTGATAGAGAACGGCTTGGGCTCCATCCAGCAGGAGGCGTGCTGCGTCGACGCGGTCCTCATCCATCGGCTCCGCAGCCGGGGCGACACGTGCCATCTGAGGCCCATACAGAACCCCCGTCTCCTGGACAGTGATGCCCTCCCTCTCATCGAGGAGAAGGCTCACCCGCTCGACGGGAGACCCCGCGAGGAACGTCGCCAACGACTCCACCGCAGAGCGACGCAACCACATTGATTTCACGCCATCGCTGTAGCTATCCCCATCAAGGACGTTGAATCGCACCGCGATCGCGCGCTTGCGATCAATCGCGACCGCAAGCACCATCACGCAATCCTGGACGACGGCCAGGCGCATCAGGCCCGCGCCATTGTCCGGGGCATCCTCGGGAATCCGGCGCGCCACGTGCGGCAGGGCCGCTCGCAGCGCCCCCTCCAAGGCCGCCCGAGCCACGACCACCATCGTTGACGCTTCGTCAGTCATCGGAGAGCCTCCTCACTGATCGTGAGTACATGTCGCGGGCGCACTCGACGAGTCCGCGACGCGCCAGCGGCGACCCCAATCCCTCGCACAGCCACGCGCTCCTGTCCTGGCCATCCTCCGGGGCGATGCTCTCCGCGATGACGATAAAAGCCCCCAGCACACAGCCAGGCCCGTGCTTTTCCGCGACCAACGCAGACACAGCATCTTCGAGAGCACTGAACACGGTGCCGTCGGCGCTCATCAGTACACCTCCCCAGCTCGCGGCCCCCACGTGACGACATGGGGGGCAGCCTCGACCTTCTCGCAGAACGCCTCCTCACCCTCACCGAGGGGGTACCCCCAGCGTTCCAAGGTCCGCAGGTACAGCTCAACGAGACTGTCAAAGCGTTCGCCCCTGAGGCTGCGCCAGTAATCGCGGCCCATGCCGCCTTCGAGAACGCCGATGCACCAGGCGAGGCGCGCCTTAGCCGCCTGCGCGGCTGACATCGTGATCCCGAAGCTCATTTCATCGAAGTCGACCAGAGCGCGGCCCTTCGCCTGCGATGCGTCGGACACCTGGTTCTGGTTGTAGATGACGGGCATTTCCAGGAGCGCCGTGTCCTTCGGCAGAGGGCGCTTGAAGAGCACGTCCTTAATCCAGGCGCGGCGCACTTCACCTTCCTGGGCCGCCTGACGGTTCGCCTCGACGGTCGCTGCGCGATCGGCTTCCTGCGTTGTCCGCGCTCTGTCTTCACGGGTGAAGTGCCCATGCGCCGAGTAGTCCATGCACACAAAGCGCGTCTGCACATTCGTGTAGTCGCCCGAGCCGATCACCGAGACATACGCCGCGTTGCCGGGGCAGTTGTCGTGCGGCTCAACCGCGTTGCCGTATTCGTCAACCAGGTTCCACAAGAACTGGTTGCTCTTCGGAAACCCGTCGTAGAATTCGTCCTCACGAATGACCGTGACGCCCTGCTGACGCAGGTCGAGGACTGCGTCCTCATAGACCTGGCGGCGGCGTGCCTCGTCGCGGGCGCGTTCGAGGAAATGGTCGATCTTGCCGGGGGCCTCGCGAATCTCCTCGACGACCATGCCCGCGATGTCCTCGGGGAGGTCAGCCTCAGCCTCAGCGATCTTCGCGAGATCATCGAGGCCTAGATTCGCCGACTCCCCAAGGTCTGCGACCTCCTGCGAGGCGTTAGCGACGCGGCGCGCCAACGTGGCCTCGCTGGCCTTCACGCCGCGCTTGCGCAGCTCGGCGGTCGGCATGCCCATCAGGACCAGCTGGTTAATGGCACGGGCGCGATCCACGGTCGACGTGTGCGCATGCTCGTCGTTCTCCGTGAGCTGCAGGCCGATACGATCCAGGTCGCTCGCCACGTCGACGATACGCACCGGCACAGTCTCCAAGCCCGCCTCGAGGGCCGCGCGGTGGCGACGGTGCCCGTCGAGGACCACCAAGCCCGTCAGTGTCGGATACACATCGATGTCCTTCAGGACACCGAGCCCGGCGATCGTCTCCACGAACTCCGGGCCGATACGAAAGGCAGTGCGGATGTTCGAACCGGCCTGCAGGAGCCTCGGGTCGATCAGCCACCGCTGGCCAGGCTGGACGGCCCCAATCGGGTCCGCCGCCACCTCAGCCGACAACACGCCCATGCCCGTGGTGGACACGGTCGCAGGTTCTTCGCGGCGCGGCTGCAAGCCAACCTCCTGCGCCACATCCGACAGGTCCGAGAGGTCGTAGCGTGCAGGTGCGTTCGGCGTTGCCTCGCGGACGACGCTAATCCAGTGCGCCTCACGCAGGCGATCAAGGGCACGGCGCAGCGTCCGAGCAGACAGGCCAGTCAGGCGAGCCAGCTCGGCCTGCGCAACCTCAACATGACCGTCATCATCGATGAGGCCGAGCATCGTCTCCGCGACGGTGCGGGCCTGCACGTCATCAGCGGCAATCGCGATAGCCTCAGTCATTTGTCTCGCCCCTCTGACGGTCTTCCTGCATCTGCACAAGGCGGCGATGCATCTCGCGGAACTCGCGTGTGTTCGTGCGCCAGTCCTGCCACAGGTACGCCGTCACCAGCGTCAGCAGTGCCAGGACGAGGACGCCCATCATCGTTTCGGTCACTTCTCCGCCTCTTCCTTCTCTGGCTCTCCTGCCGCGAAAATCGTGGTTCCGCAGTTCGGGCACTCGAATGTTGGTGCCGACGGCGTCGGCGGCGCCCAGTCCGGCTTCTCCACGACGGACGCACGAACCTCGACAATCCGGCGCGCGTGCATCACGGACGGGCTCGGCGGCGACATCAGCAGCAGCCCCTGACGCTCAACCTCATCAACGAACGCGGCGTTAGCTAGCCCCAGCAGGTGCGGCATCGGCAAGTTCGCGTCCTCGATCGGAAACTCAACGATCATCTCGACGGACCTCATGCCCGGCTCTCCTTCCACGCGACGTACAGCAACCACTCAGCGAGCGCCGTCGGGGGTAGGATCGCGGCCGCAGCCGCCACCCACCCGTCAATGAGGGCCCCGAGCCACCACGCCAGCACCAGCAGCACCAGCGCCACGAACAGCCTCGCAACATTCATCGCGTTCACCGCTTTCCTCCCTGTGCCTCACGCGCACGCGAGCGCGCCAACGCAATCCGCTTTTGCGCGGCCGTCTGACGCTTGCGCAGCTTCATCACCGCATCGAGGCGCCGTAGCGCTTCTAACACCGGCGCACTCAACGCCACTGTCTCGGTCGTGTTAACCTGATTCATGACTGATAGTCCTTTCTTGGACTGCCCCGGCCGACCCCAATCGGCCGGGGCGCTTTTCTTTTCAACTGGGGACCGTGGGGCCGGGCGGAGACTCGCAACCCACCAACACTCAAACCCGGCCCCACGGAGCTAACTTCGCTGCACCCCGTCCTCGGGATGCGCGAAAATCTTGTACTTCGACACCTGAACGGTGTGGCCCGCCGGGGTATGAGCACTGGCCCCCGGCAGGCCACGGTCTCCCACAGCGCCGCTGGAATGAGCGGAGGAAGACGCTGAGGAAGACGAACCATCCGCACCACGGATGGCCCCCTCCCCGGTAAGGTGGGTAACACCCGCCAGGCCGCACGAAGCAGTGCAGCCACCACACCTCACCGAGGAGGAAGAATGACAACCATGTCCGCAGGCCCCACCCTTGCTGCCACTCTCGACAACATCAGGCAGCGACTGCAGAGCCAACAGCACACGCTTGAAATCTCTCTGGGCGACAGAGATAGTGATGCTTATCGACGGCTCGCTGTCCGCGCGGAACTCGATGCGCTCTGGGAGGCTGTTGAAGTGCTCGCCTACGTCATCTCCGGCGTGGAGATTAGTCGTGTGCCGATTCGCGATTACTTCGGAGATCGACGGGAGTCGTGACCCGCACGCCTGCTGCCCGTCTCGTGCGAGATACTCCGCAGCAGCGCCGCCCACCGCAGACTCACGAAGGTTCGACGCATGAGTGTTCGCAACGTCGGACGACGAGGCCACGCGGGCAGCCGCGCCGCCCACCGCAGAGCGTTCACTGCGATCGAAGGAATCGAGGAACATCTCCGCTTCTCGCAGGTCTTCACATGCCTGGATAACAGCCCTCTGAGCATCCTCGTAGGTCTTACGGGCCTGAGTCTCTCTGTGCTTCACTCTGCGCCACCCCGCTCGCCACGCTCCTCCGGAGCCTGCAGGCATTCGAGCGCGTGTGTATTCAGGCGTCGCAACTTCACCAGGACCGCATCCTGAATCTGCAGCACGTCGCTCTGCGTGCGAGCAAGAAGCGCTTCGTCGAACCAGCAACGAATATGCGGCGATCCAAGGATGAGCGCCGTCTGCTGCAGTGCCGCAGCCGCTTCGAGGAGCTTGCTCTCCGCGTATGCCTCATGATCGCCGTCGACGCGCAGGACCTTGCAGGGCTGCACATCCTCACGGATGAGCGACTCGTCAGTGTTCAACGCCTCGATACGAGTAGTTGTGCAGCCCTCTGCTTCACCGAAGATCATGCTGCGCCACCTCCAACCACGGCCTCCTCCACAGCAGGGTGGACGCAAATGCCCATGCTTGTCCGTACCATGCGAGCAACGCCCATTTGAGGGCGTTTGAGTTCGCATGAAAGGAGGTGACAGGCATGGCGAAAAGCAGCAAGAGCGGAGGCGGCAAGTCCTCCAAGGGCACTTACCGAAGCGCCGTGACCGGACGTTTCGTCACGGCCACTTACGGTAAGGGCCACCCGAACACGACCATCAAGGAATCCGGCAAGTGATCCGCTAACCGTGTTCTCCCGGTGGGCGGGTACCCAGGCACACGGGCGCCCGCCCACCAAGCTTTCATTCGTTCTCATTAGAGTTCTCCATGTTCTGACGCATCCATGCGTCCAAATCTGCGATCGAGTACCGAACCAACTGCCCGCGCTTCGCATAACGGGGGCCGTCACCGGCCCGGCGCAGCGCGTACAACGTGGACTCAGACACCTGCAAGTAGTCCGCCGCGCCCTTCGGGGTTACCCACCCCGGGGTCACGCCGCGTCACCACCGTCAACGGAGCCGTGGAAGGCGTGGAGGATGACAGTCCCCGTGCGCTCGTCCTGGATCACGTAGTCCTCAGGAGCGGACGGCGCGGCCGCGAGCGCGGAGCGTCGCTGGGCGGCGTCGCGTTCGTCGGCTGCAATCTGCTCGATGTATGCGCGATCGAACAGGTACTGGCCGGTCTGGCCGGGCATCTTCTGGATAGGAGCGATGCGGCCTGCGCCGATTCGCTGATGCACAGTCCTCTTGGAGATGCCGAGCATGTCGGCGACCTCAGAGACATTCACAAGCTGATTTGTAGGCATGTGCATAGCATTGCATGGTTTTCAGATATGCACAAGTCGGCATGTGCATAGGTTGCGAATTCTGCGCATGTAGGGCGCGCCTCAACTTTGCGCGAAACATTGCATGAGCACCCCAGATATGCGAAACTAGGCATATGAGCACTTCAGTCCAAACCCTCGCCAGCACAGGCTTTATTCCTCAGTGGACCATTGGGGACCGCCTGCGCAAGGCACGCGAAATGACCGGCCTCACCCAGGTCCAGTTCGCCGAGCGCGTGGGACTCTCGCGCGCCACGGTCAATAACAGCGAGCTCAACAAGAGTCAGCCGCGCAAGTCCGTTGTGCTTCTTTGGGCAATGGAGACCGGCGTCGATCGCGACTGGCTCATGACTGGCTCTACAAACAACGAAACCCCCGACCCTGATGGGCCGGGGGGAGAGCTCCTGCGGTTGGATTCGAACCAACAACCGTCCGATTAA